TCGCACGTGATCGCGCACCGCATCGGCCTTTAGGTTGTGCGCCCCCAGCTGTACCAGGTGATAGTAAAGCGCGCGGACGTAGTCGGTCTCGATCGGTTTACTCGATCCCACCGGGTCGACCAAGTAGCCGCGAAAATCGGCCTCGGTCCCTACGCGGACCCGCTCGGGCTCCAGTTCGCGCTGGATCGTCTTGTCGCCGCGCTTGGTCTCGAGTGTGAGGTGCGGAAAATAATACGGGTTATTGAGGTGATCGGCTGCGAGGAGTTCGCGCCCTTTGAGGTCCGCACCGATCTGCTTCACGAGCGCCATGTGCCGGTCGACCGATTTCGCGATGGCGGCTTTGTGCGGGCTGGCCTCGATCTTCGCCCCCAGGGCCTCGAGCTCCGCGCCGATTTCTGAGCCATTGATACCGTTGGGCAGTTTGATCGGGTTCCCCGCGCTGTCCTTCAGGTTCCGGTGGCGCCAATCAAGATCGAGTGCGAGAACGAACCGGTTGAAAAGGACGTACGGGTTCCCTTCGAGCTTGCTATTGAGGGCGGCGAGGTCGGCTTTCGCTCCCCGCGGCATGGGCTTGCCCTCGGCACGCAGAGCACGCAACTGCGCCTGCCTTGTCTGGAGTTTCTTCAGGGTGGCCGCCGGAAACGCCCCGCCGATGTCGAGCAAGGGTTTGGTGATCGCCGCTACCTGCTCTTCGGCCGTGCGCTGCACGTAGTCGTTGCCGGATTTGAGCGCTCGGTAGAAGGCGCGGAGGCGGTTATAGAATTGATCGCCCTTTTCACGGATAAAGCGGTCGTTGCCCCGGGCGAGGGCCGGGAACGTCGGCAACTCGGGAATGGATCCCCGGATCCCGACGGCCGTCTTCCTGATATAGTCGACCGACTGTTCTTTGAACGTTGGAATGTAGGCCGTGTTCCCATAGAGCCCATCGATCTTGCCGTCGCGAACCGGCGGAGCCGGGTCCTCGATCGCTGGCGCGTCTTCGTCGTATTCAGATTGTGGTTCTTCGGGCAGGTTGCGCCCGTCGTCTTCTCTCCGAGCACTCGGCGCGCTGCGTGTGTCGGGAGTTTTCCGATACCCGTCCTTTTCCCAGTCCGGAAATTCTTCATCGAGGCGCACTTTGATCCGGTTGACGAGCGTCTGCCCTTCGGTTTCCGCGGTCTCGTTTCCGGTCTTGAGCCCCTCGTCTCGCAGTGCCTTGCCACGGCGCCACTCTGCGAGGAGTGCCGCCTTGCGGTCCACGACCGGGAGCGCCGTCACCCTGGGCGCGCGCGCAATCGGATCCGCTTCCGCGGCCCGGCGCTCGACCTCCGCTTTCACGGCGTCCACCCGCTGCCAGAGCAACGCCTTCGAAATGTTCGAATCGTCGACGTTGGCGTTGAAGAATTGCCCGATGTTCTCCTGCTCCTCGCGCAGCTGCTCGGGCGTCATCTTGTTGACGCTCGCCCAGGCTTCGCCCGGTTCCACGGTCCCCACGGCCGCCGGGTGAGACGACTCCCGCGCGCCTTCGCTGAGCGTTGACGCCGGTTCGTTTGCCCCGGCCGCGCGGGTTTCCCGCTCCTCGGCCTTCGCCTCTTTCCTCAACTCTTCGGCGCGCGCCTGAAGCGCTTTCCCGCGGGCCTCGAGTTCGGTCGGATCCGACTGGTCGACGCCTTCGGTCATCGCCTTTTGCTCTTCCTCGATTTTGAGAAGCTCCGCCTGGGCGTCGCGCTCGGGCTTGCGCTTGCGGCTCGCCATTTGCACTCTGGAGCGTTGCCGCTGCGCGTAAGCCGTCGCCTCCGGAGCGATGTTCGCCCGGGTGCCGCTCGCAAGCCAACCCTGGAACGTATCGGTGAAAAGGTCATCATCTTGACGCATGCCGCGCATCTGTGCCCAGATTTTGCGCAAGCGCTCAAGGAGTTGGCGGGCTACTCGAGCAAGGAGTGGCCGCTCGCCAAATGACATCCGGCCATCAAGCCATGCCTCATTTAGCCGACGCGTGCGCTCGGCGAACCATTCCTTGACCGGCAGATCGGGATCAGCTGCGACACGAGCCCGCGGCAGATCGTCCGCGGTGATCGCAATGTCGGTTTGGAGTTCGCCGTCTTTGTAGAGAGGGCCGGTGCGGTTCTCCGTCTCCTCCTGGTGCATCTCGCGTAAGACCGCTTTGGTCTCGCTCGGCAATGAATCAAAGAAAGGGTGAGCTAATTCATGGAGTAAAAGCCCCGGTGCCTTCTGTTCTTTGGCGGCATCGGCCGCGATCACGATGAATTGCCGCTGGGCCTTGGCCTCGGTGATTAGTTCCCGCGCTCGTGGCGCGGTGGCCGCTTGGATGGTGCCGATCTTGCCGGCACGAAGTAAACCCGCCTCGCGGGTGTAGCCTTCCTCCTCGAGCACCTCAGCAACGATACCCAGGTGTAAATCAAATTCCTCGGCAACGGGGCCGAGCGCCGTCTTCAGGGTCTCCCACTGACGGGAAACCTGTTCATCGGTCAGGATGCGCGGGGCTGGCGCACTGCGTAGGGTCCCGTAGTTGGCTGCGGGGCCGGATCCGCCAGGGCGTTCCGATTCAAGTTCGCCAGGCCTTCCTCCGAAAGCTTGTCCGCGAACGCCGCGAACTCCGCGTCCGTCATCGGGTTCAAAGCCCTCGCGCTGCGTCTCGCTGAGGCCTGTCCGGGCGCTGTCGAATTGCTGGCGGGCTCTTTGGTAAACTGCGTTTTCACTGCTGTAGAGTACGACAGGCGAGCGAAGGAAGTCAACCGGATTGGCCACCCTGTACGCGGAGCCCTCGGGGCCGGAGTTGTCCCACGCCTTCAGAACGACTCTCGGGTCATTGGTGTAGCGCTCTGCCACCGCAAGAAATGTTTGCTGCGCTCCGTAATGCGCCCGGGCGAGTGTCTGCAGTGGAACCGTGCGGCCGTCACTGGGTTTCTTGGCGCGGAAAATTGCGCCTGTTATCGCTCCTTCGATCGGCCGGTGTACGTAGTCTATCAGGATGCGGCGGCCGGACTGAAGGGCCTCGTCTATATCGGCAAACGCATCCTTTGTACTGGAAAACGTGGTGTCGTAGGTAAGGACGCCATTCTGCATTGACCCCGGCAGCACGCTCGATTTTCCGCTCCCTCCGCCGCCGGAAAGGAATCGAACAACGGGGTTTTCCGCCGGTGTCATCTTCTTGAGTATCCGGGAAAATCGGTCCCGGATATAACGTCCTGCCGGCCGGTGCGTCGCCCGGCTTAGCTCAGCCCTCGCCGCCCCTTTAAATTCCGGATCCAGTTCCCGGCCGATATCAGTATTGAGCACCCATCCGCCTTTGCTTTCCGGCAAGGCATCGTATCGTGCATCATTTTCCGCATCGGTGGCGGCGTTTAGTTGCTCCGCAAACCGGGTTTCGTGGGCACGCTCTTTCTCGGTGAGCCCCTCGAGCGGCTGCACCTTCAGCCGGTTTTCCGTGGCATAGCTCACATCCCCGATTTCATCACCGCCTGATTGGTTCGCCCGGATGTCTTCCCCGCGCAGAGCGCGCTGCGTAAACGTGATCACGTCGTCCGGTGTCAGAATCTCAGTGAAGCCGCGGCCGCGGAGCGCTTCCGCTGTCCGGTCGAGACTGTCGCCCTTCTTGCCAATCAGTGCCCGCTGCTGGGCCGGCGTCATGTCCTCGCGAAGGAGCTTAAGCTCGGTGCCAAGGCCGCCGTCGGTCGAGGGCAGTTTGACGCTCGCCAAGGCCGCCAGAAGGCTTTCGCGTGGATCGTCCTCGCGCTCGGCCCGCTGCATGAGTTCACGCTCCGCCCGCTTGTCGCCGGCGACGGCGCGAGTCTCGAGGTCAATGTCCTTTAGCCGGGCATAAACGATTTCGCCGGACGCACCGATCCCCTGGGCGGCCTGCTGCTTCACGGCCGCACGGTCCGCTTGGATCCGGGCGCGCTTCGCGAGTTCCTCCTGCTGCGCTGCGATCTTGGCCGCATCGGCTCGCTGGGATTGCTCCGCCTCGAACGCGGGCCGCATGGCGGCCGCACGGGGTTCGAGCTTCGCGATCGCTGCCAGCGCCTGGTTGCGCTGGTCCTGCCGGATCCCTAGGGAATTGTCCTCCGCGTAGGACGTCAGGCTTGTGAGAGCACCGGAGATTTTCGTGTAGTCGGCGTCCTGATCCGCGGCGAGCGCGCGCGCGGCCGCCATTGTTGAATCAAATTGGTTTTGCTTGGAGCGCAGTTCCGCCTGGCGTTCGTCCCGCTGGCGCTCTTCGCGCTCCTGCGTTTCACGCGTTCCTGCCTCCTGGGCGTCGATGTCGGCGCGGATCCGTTCGAGGATCGTCTGCCCCGGCGTTTCCTTGCCGATGGTGTTGCCATTAGTTTTCGTCCTCTCAAGTTCGGCCATTGTCTGCGCGGCCATGGATTCGTTTCCGGCGGCGGCGCGGACTTCGTTTCCTTGCGCGTCGCGCTCGGTGATCGACACCAAGGGATCCCCCGCGGCCGCGCGTTGCATGGCCTCTGGCTTCGAGACCGAGCCCAGGTTAAGGATTTCATTTTCGCGGCCGGCCGCGCTGAGTTCCTGCACCTTCTCCGCGGAGACGAGCGCCGGGTTATAGTGGAAAATTCCCCGGGGCGTCTGTACGCGTTCGAATCCGTCGGGTAGGTCGAGCGCTTCCTTTGTTTTTGCAGGAAACATCATCGCCGGGCGCTTGCCCTCGAGGAGCTGCGCTTGCTGGGCCTCGAGCGTCTTTTGCGACTCCTGCACGTTTTGGCCGGTGTCGAGGAGTGCGGACACTCCCTCGGCTCCGCCGCGGATCCCGCCGCCGGCGATGCCGCCGACAAGCGCCGCTTGGCCAACTCCCTCGGTTAACGTGCGGTCCCGCTCGTAGAGCCCCATGGCTACGGCGTTGCCTGCCACCTGCTGCACGGCTTCGGTGCCGGCCTCGGTTGCGGCCGCACCCATCACGTTGCCCGCGACTTTCGAAGCGGTGCGCGCCCCGGCCTTGCCTTTCTTCAGCAGGTCGAGCACGGGCCCGAGCTGCATTTTGTCGGCGGCGAATTCGAGGGCCGCTTGCGGCATGTTACCCAGACCGGACACGGCCGCCGTTCCTTCGTCCGCACCGTGTTGTTTCGCGTCGTGGTAGCCCTGGTCATACATTTGACCGATGGCGGTCGGTAAGCCCAAGCCTGAGAGCATGGCGGGGATCTGGCTGCCGATCTGTCCTACGGCCGCCGTCACGCCCCCGAAGGTGCTGCCGGCAAAGTCTCTATCGATCGGGAGGGCGGCGTCGACCTTCTGGCGGCGGGCCTGCAGGAAGTCGGCGTCCTTCTTTAGGTAATCCATGCCGGACGTCATCGCCTTTCCGATCACGCCCGACTGCTCGAGTGCGGGCCGGATCTGCGCGGTGTTCGTCCGGATCGTCTGAAGGGCCGCCGACTGGTCTTGCGGGGATTGGCCGCTGTCCGCTCCGCCGGCCTGCCGGCCTTTCGTGTAGAGTTCGGCGATCTTACCCACCATCTCCGGCGCGGAGGACAGCATGCGCTCGCCTCCCTCGATCGCTCCGGTCCAGCCCTCGTGAGCCGAGCGCACCAGGGTGTTTACGGTGTCCTTCAGATCGCTCTGCGTATCGTAGACTCCGTTTCTCTCGATGTACTCGTCCGGATCGAACGCTTTCCGCTGCGGTTTCCCCGCAAGGTAAGCGTCGGGATCGAACGTCGATGTCGGCGCGGTGGTCGGCTGAGGCTTGCCGGCCAGATACAAATCGGGGTCGAAACTCATCGGGCACTATTAAAATGCTTCTGGAGAATGGCCTGGGCGCGCGGGTCATTGGGATTGGCCCGAGCCCACTGAATTGCTTGCTGGTCCTCGGCAGTGAGCGGTTTCGCACCGCCTTGCACCTGCGCGGTCCCGGGCCCCACGCCCGGGGACATCGGCGGCGTTTGCTGCGCGGCGATCATTCCCACGGCCGCTTTGATTTCGTCGAGCGGTAGCCTCATCTTCGCTTTGCCTCCACGTCCTGCGACAATGTCTTCCTCGCTACCGTAAGGCATTTCCAGTTCCCCCATTTCTGGCTTTGGCGTTGCCGGCTTCAGTGGATCCATGGAGGTGATTCGCGAGAGCTTCTCCTGTGTGGGCGTGATCTTCTCGATGTCGCCCGTGTCAAGGGCTGCGACGGCCTCCTGAATCCCTGAGCTCTTCATCTTGTCGTATAGGTCCAGGTCGGAGGCCATTTTCCCGAAGGGCGTGGTCGGTGCATCCGGCCTGACTGGCGCTTGCGGGCGCGGCTGCCCCTGACGATCGAGGGCCCCTACCTGCGCGCTCAGCAATCTTTCCCGGCCGCTGCGGTCCTGCGAGCGCTCGATCGTTCGATCCATGTCGTCCTCCATCTTGTAAAGGCGTTGCTGCCGGTCGCGCTGCGTGTCCGCTTTGATGCGCTCGGCAAGCTGTTCCTTTTGGAACCGGTCCTGCCGCTCTTCGCGCTCGAGCTGGAGTTTGATCTCCGCCGCGCGATCCTCGCGGCTCTTCGCCCGATCCTCTCGGTCTGCTTTGAGCCGTTTGGCGCTAAGGACCACCCCGGCGCCCTGAGAAAATCCGTCCATGAAGCTCATATGTGTATCTCCTTTGAAAGTTACATGAACATGGCGGCCATCCCCACGGCCCCGCCGATGGCACTGCTCATTTGTTTGTTCGATTCGGCGACATTCGCCGATTTCTGCTGATAGCTCTGCTGCGCAAAGCCGGTCGAATTGGTCCCTGCATTCCCATTTGTGAACTGGAACGGCGAAGCCCGGGAAATCTGCGTCGGGTTGAGGTTCGGTCCGGCCGTCGTCGTGGCTTGGAAGTTTGGAATGTTCGGCGAATACCCCCCCGCCGAAAAGTTCGGCATCAAAGGATTGACCGGCTGAGCCGCGGAAATGTTCGCTCCGGTGAACATCCCCTGCGGGTTCGCCCGGTTCGCCCCCGTGCTGTTGGGCGAAACCTGCTGAATCGTATTGTTTACCCCGACCGCTCCCACGTTCGAATTGGGATTATAGAGTGCGGCCGAGTTCCCGACCGACATTCCCGCGTACTGCCCACCCTTCGCGGTATCCGAATTAACCTTAAATTGCGCCATCGGATCGGCCACGCCGTAGGCCTGCACTCCGCTTTGCGCCTGATAGGCAAGCGCGGGGTTCGAGACGTCGGCCCCCTTGTATCCGGTTTGTGGAGCGAACAGCTGCGGAGCCAAGTCCGCACTCATGGTTGAGGCAGCCCCCCGGTTTACGGAAAAATCCCGGGTCGGATCCGAAATCTGCGAGGCGTTAAACTGGCGATTGGTCGAAAAATCCCGCATCGGGTCACTGGCGCCCATGGTCGCAAACTGCGGGAGGATGTCGCCCGAGTTAACGAAGTCCTGGGCGGCCGCCTGGCGCTGCGCCTTCATCCGGTCCTGGTAGTCGGTCTCGGCCAAGATCTCTTGCACCGCGGCCGCTCCTCCAAGGACATTGCCTCGGGCGCCCTGGGCGCCCCGCATCTGATTTTGGAGCCGGCTGCGCTGCGGATCCGATAATTGATCCCCGAGCGCCAGGTCAGACATGACCTGCTGACCGAGCTGTTCCCGTGTATTGTACCGCGTGGCGTCCGTTTCCTTGATGCTCGCGAGGGCGGACCGGCGGCCGGCCGCTTGGTTCTCGAGCCCGGTCGCATTGAGTTGCGGCAACAGTTCATTCTGCAGCGCTGCACCCTGGCGGACAGCATTCACGCTCTGACTCATCCCTAGATTATCCGCCTCTCTTTGCATGCCTAGGTTCGCCCGGTTAATCTGCGGCATGAGCTCCTGGGACATGTTCGCCCCCATACGCATGGCTTTCCCAGACTGGGACAGGCTTTGATCGTCCGCGGCAAGCTGCCGCTCCAAGTTGGACGCATTGAGCTTGTTCCCGTAGTCCATCGAGAGATCCATGCCCGCTTTGTAGGCGGTGCTCGAATCCTGCAGACTGGCTTTGTTTGCTTGGGACTGGTTGGCCATGTTCATGGCCTGCGTCTGCGGATTGTATTTCGCCATAAGCTCCGCCATCTGCTCGGAATTGAGCGTGGCGTCGGTCCGGCTTTGCGCATTTGCCGCCCTCTGATTTGCGATCTGTATCGCGGACATCCGGGGATTGATTTGGTCGGCGAGGTCTGCCGCGCCTAGCGCCGACTGCCGATTTTGTCCGTAATTGGTCTGGTAGGCGCGCGCGTCCGCGCCCTCGTTCTTCGATTGCACCTGGTCCTGCATCCCGATTTGCAGTTTATTGAGCATCGGCAGGATGTACTGTTGCAGTCCGGCCTGTTGGGTCGCGGCCGTGATTGCATTCTTTCTGCCGGAGGCGTTCGCATCGTCCTGCATATCGATCCCGAGCTTATTCAGGATCGGAAGCAGACTCGTCTGCATGTCCGTCGTCTGCTGCGCGCCTACTCGGTTCTGAACGGAATTCTGCGTAAAGGCCTGCTGCTGATCCTGGAGCGTTCTGTTGTTGATATTGAGGTCGTCAAACAAGGAATTCGCCGCCGTCGCCGCTTCCTTATTAAGCCCGATTGCCGAGCGAAACGCCTCCGACTGGGAATCGATCCCCAGTCTATTCATGAGCGGCATGAGTTCCGCCTGGAGATCGGCCACCGAGCGAGTGCCGACTTTACTCTGCGCCAAGGACTGATCGAACGCCTTTTGCTGGGATGTGAGCTCCGAGTCCGTAAACTGCGGACGGTACTTCAGCTCCATGTCGAGCCGGCTCTGCTCGCCCTTCGTCGCCGCGTCGAGCTGGGCCGCATAGCCCTGTTTCTGCATGTCCAGATTCAGGTTATTGAACTGCGGCAGCAGATCGAGGCTGTCGGTCAGCCGCTGGCGTTCGTACTGGCTCGCCATTTTGGAGCCGGCTTCCATGAGCCGGGTCTGGTTTGCGATATCCAGTTCCGCGCGGCCGGCGTCGCCGGTTCCGTAGTCGAGGAGTTTCCCCGGCGGCGGCTGCTGTCCATCGCGTGCGATGTACTCTTGGATCAAGGGGTTCTTGTCCCCTGAGTCGGCCTGATAGTCGTTGAGGTATTGCGGAAAAGTCCGCGTGTCACCGAGCTTGACCTGGTCGTCGTAGCCCTGCCGGTAGGCGGGGTTTAGGGAGGGCACGGGCGCTTGCTTGGTCAGGATGCCCGAGTCGTCCATGTAATACTTGCCGCCTGTGCGCGAAGCGTTCTCGGCGCCAAGCCGAACTGGAACGGAGGCTGCGTCCGCCTTGACGCCCTCGGAGTAGGAGCTGCTGTAGTCTGGTGCGGGAGGAGCGCTTTGTTTACCCATTAGAGTGGAAGTTTGCGGACGTTGGAATTGAACCGTGAAAACGAGTGAATGGCGGTGCGGTCGCCGTATTTGAGCCTGCGATAGGCGATCCACTCGCGTGGGCCGACAATCGTGCAAAGCGTTTCCCAAACGATTTCCCGAGCGGCGGGGGTGTCGGCGATCACCATATCGACCGCCATCGTGTCGCCCCTTCGGTCAATGCTGTAGTGTTTGTCCGCATCGGATTTTCGGACGGGTCGACCGAGCGCGATCGCCGCTACTTGGCCTTCGGCGTCCGCGAGCACGATCAAGAGGCGCCACCGCTGGAACCATTGCAGATACTCCTCGAGCCGGCCATCGGGCCATTTCTCGAGGTATTTCCCCAGCCGCTTGCGTGCAAACGCCGCGACCTGATCGACCAAGGGATGCACCGGCGTGGCGTTCACCGCAAAACCTCCACGGTATCGATAAACGCCTGAAATTTGATTTCGCGAACGCGCAGATACCCGGCAGTCGAGGTCAGCCGGAGGCGCACTTCCCGGGCCCGGGGCTGGTCGCGCAGATGCCAGGAGCGGCGCAGGTGGGTGTCCGCCTGCAAAGTGAACGGCAACTGCACCGGTAGTTGCGGCAATTGGTTGGTGCGCGCATCCGCCTCGATCATTGCTGCGGACCGGCCGTCGCCGATCAGTTCGACGTCGACATTGCCCGTCGAGCGCTCGAATTGGACCGCCACGGTAAAGAGCTGCTTGGGATTCTCGGGCGCTTGGAAGTTCCATGCCTTCGTCTCGAGGACGGTCTCGATTTCGACGAAGGTGCCCAGCGAGGTCTGATCCCGCGAAACACCGGCATCGATCCGTAGCAACCTCCCTGCGGTGTCGCCCAGAATCGTCCGCTTGCGGTTGGCAAATTCCGTTTCCACCGCACACGTCGGGGAAAGCCCCGTCCAATATCCACTCCAGCGCCTTGTGACGGTGTTATAGGCAAGGACCGCGTTAGGGACCAAGCCGGCGTCGAGCGGAACCGACAGGAGATAATAGTTATCCCAGACGACCGCATTGCTCGTATCCGCCGCTTCCCAGTTGATCCGGTCAATCGTCGGCTGAATATCCGCGGAAATATACACAGACTCGTTCACGCCGTCCGCTTGCTGGAGCCCGCGCAGACTGAGCACGCCCTTTTGCGACAAAAAAAGTACCTCCTGCCCCAGCATCTTGCACGTTGCGCCGGCGACGCAGCCCACGCCCTCGCTGATCGCGCGCATGGTCCAGTCTGCCAGGGTGGGCACGGTTGGATCCACAATCCAAATGCTTTGCCCCTTGGCAATAAACAGTTGTCCCGATTGGCCGGCAACGATCGCCCGGATCGGATCGCCGTTTCCGCGACCCACGCGGACGTAATTGGCGGACGAAAACTGTTGACCGTTCAGTGAGGTCGAAACGTAGAGGTAGTCATTGTCCACCGTATTGACCCCGGAGCCGATCACACGAAAAGCGGCGCCACCGGAATTACAGGTGAGTAGGATCGTAAAATCGGCGAGGGGGCTCCCTCCGCTAAAGTTGGGAACGTGGGTCACCGTCCAGACAAGCCCGTCCCAGAACACTTCATAGTAGTTCAGCCCGTCGGACATGTAGACCTTGTCCACCAACTGACAAAACGAGACCGCGCGCGCGCTCGAAAGTGCCGGGCTAATCCCGGTTATCTCCGTTGCCGCTGCATTGATCGCGACCGAAGCGAGGTTATAGAGCCTCCCTGCCGTCACCATGAGGATCCGCTCGAATCCCGGGAGGTCGTAGAACCATTGACCTTGCACGGCGGAGGCCTGCGGCCGCGCGACCCACGAGGTTCCGGGCCGCGAGGATGCGGTCGCCGAGGTATCGAAGACAGCGTTGACCGCGGTGGTCAGCGACGCGTCGTCGAGCAGTGCGGGCGTCAGGGATTCCCTGACTCCTGCAAAAATGATCGTGCCCGCGGGCACGGTGGGATCGTCGAGGAGATCGTTGAACATCGCTTAGCGCCACGGGAGTTCGCCGGGGTAATCGTTGCCCTCGGGCGTGAGGCGCTGGCTCGCGGCCGATTGGTTGGTGTCGTTGTCGATCATCGTCTGCACGTGGCCCCCGGCCTCCATGTAGTGTTTGTCCGCTTTGCCATACTGGCGGAGCCACTGGCACAGATCGCCCAGGACGTAGGCCTGCATCGCTTGGTCGACCCCCTCGAGCTGGGGTTCGGAGAGATCGGTGGTGAGCTCGGGGCACTTCCTCTTGCAAAGGCAAAGGAGATCCTTCCCCACCTCCGGGGCCGGTACCAGGCGGAGCACGATCCGCCCCAAGCTGTCCTTGGGCCGTTCGATGTAGGCGACACTTTTGCCCACGGTGTCCCACGCCGCCGGATCCGTGCGAAACGGCAGATCGGCCGCGACACCCTCGAGCGATTCGGTCTCTCCCCACCGCGCATTGACCATTTTGCCGAGGGTCGTGTCGGTGAGGGTCACTTCCGAGGTCGCGGCCGGGACGGCTTGGGAGTGCGTGACCAACGAGCCCCGCCAGGTTCGCAGGTCCCAGATCATTTTCCAACGCAGACGCGCGTAGGCCTTGGCCTCTTCGCGGGTGAGGTTGTCGTCGATCCCGACCTTGCGCGCGCAGAAACTGGCGTATTCGGCGAGTGTCATGAGGGAATTACCACGTGTGCTGCATGCAGGGGATCACCACCTTGATGCTCCCGAGGTAGGCCTTGATCCACCGGGGGGAGCCGGTCGTGGGCGCGTTGGTCGTGCTCATGGTTCCCGACCCGGCGGACACTTCGGAATTGGCAAAATCGATCGCGGCTTGGCCGCTGGCCGGGTTGAGGTGGAGCGCTGCGTCGTAGGTCGACCAGTCGATGAGGCCATCGTCCGGACTGATCACGATCCACGGATTTCCCGAGGCTTTCCGGCCGCCGTGTAAAACCGGAAGTCCACCGACCGCCATGCCCAAGCGACTGGTGATGCCGACGCCCACGGTGGGGCGGTACATGCCGCTGATCGAGTCGGCCTGCAGCGGCAGGCCGGGGCTTGCCGCGGTGCCGCTGTTCATGTTGGCCAAGGCGCCGGTGAAGGTTCCTGTTACGGCGAGGTTTCCGGTGATGGCAACACTCCCGCCGATAGTCGCGGAGCCGGTCACCGCAATCCCCTCGGCGAACGCCGTGTCTTGCGCGATCCCGAGCGAGCCCGGGCCGAAGGTCATCACGTTCACGCCGTTCACCGCGGCGCACATGTTATTACTCCCATCGATATACAACCCGTAATTGGTCTTTCCTCCAAACGAGACGCCCGGGGCCGAAACCGATCCTACGACCGCCTGGACGGCGCCCGCAAGCACCTTGCCCGTCTCGAGGGTCACTCCGGCGGCGCTGAGCGAAACAATATCGGCGCCACCGGCCGCGAAACCGAGCACCCCCGGCGACTTCCTGTAGAGGCCAGTCGTCATTTCCGTGGTGAGCGCGATCGACGGCGCGGACTTCGTCCCGTCGGCGAAATGCGCGATCGAAAAGCCCAGCATTTTACCATCGGGACACACGACGCCCGGCCCTCCGAGCAAGTTCAGGTTCGTCTCGTTGACCGTATCTTTGGCGGCATACGTCTGACCCGCTGTGACTGTGCAAGTAATGGCCATATTATGGTTTCTCCTGGAGTTGCGCCGTGCGGCGATGGATGTAGTCGCGGATGATCCACTCGGCGACATCGCCGCCGGTGACGTTCTTGCCGTTGATCTGGAAACTCTTCACTGCCGCGTTCTGGTCGAGTTGAAATTCGATGGTGCCGGCAGGCGATTGCTTGCCGGGCGCGCCGTCCTTGTACTCGACGGTCTCCTGGTGATAGCGGATGAAAATCGCTCCCCCCAAGGGGTTGTCGATCTGCACCTGAACGGCACGGTGCTTGCGCTTCGTGACGTGGCTTTGCTGATCGGTGAACAGCTCGAGGTTGGGCAGGTCGGGCATGGTCAGGCGGTTTTAATCGCGGCCGCTTGCGCGAATTGCTTTTTCGTGAAATCTCGTGGCAGTTTTCCGCGGCGCTCCAAGGTCCGTAGGCCCTTGGCATATTGATTGTCGAAGGAGTACGGATCGGAGGCGGCGCCAGCGATCGCGATGCGGTCGGGTACGCCCCGGCGTTCCACCGCGATGGGTTTGTCCCGATCCTTCACAGGCCGGAGTAAGGTGACGGTCTGACCTAGTTCGGGGATATTATAGTCGTAGGAGGGCATGACTTAAAGTTTCCGGCTGATGGCACGCAGTAGTTCTTCGACGCCTCCGAGTTTGGCTTCCACCGAGCTTAGGCGCTGGGCGACCGCGCGCTGCTCAGCTCGTTCCTGCTCCAAATTGGCTACGCGGTTTTCGGCAGATTGGATCTGCAGCGCTAGCATCTGCAACTTGAGCTCCCGCTCCGCTCGCATACCCTCCATGCGGGCGTTGGTGGCGGCATTCAGGGTGAGCAGCTGATTCCTGATTGCCTCGGATTCCGCGGCTATTTTCTGCCAGCCAATCCCGAGGCCGAAAACAAACACCGTCATCATGACGATGTGCTCAAGCGTGAGCGGAAGGAGGTTTTCAAACAGCTTTTTCATGTGTTGTTTCTCGCTCTGCTTTGCAGAACGGCGACTTTATCCGAGATGAGTTTTTGAAGGCGTGGAGAAAGTTTCCCGTCCATGGCAGCGATCGGGTCTTCGCCGTCTTGAACCTGTCGCGCCCACATCGTGAGGTTCTTGAGACTGAGGCCGTTCAGCCGGGACCAGGTCCAGCCGGCCGCAACGAGGCCGACGATCCCGATCAGGACGAATTTCTGGCGGCGTTCGGCGAGTTCGGCCGAGGCCGCTTTCTCGATCGCTAAGTCGACGCGCTCTCGCTCGTCCTGGGCTTTCTTGAGGGCGGCGTCTTTCTGGGCCACCTGCTTGAGCAGTTCGCTCGAGCGTGCCGATTCCTCCGCGTAAAGGGAGCGCGCAAAATCGCGTTGCCCTTCCATGAACGCAACGCGGCGGCGCTCGGCCTCGAGCAGGGCCAGTGGATCCGGCGCGGGCAGTTTCGCCATGATCGCGGGCACCTCGGCACGGACAAATTCGGTGGCGGGGGACTCGGGGAGATCTGCCGTTGCCCGGCCAATCGTCGCCACGCCTGCGGCCGCGCTGGCGTGGCGGGCCCGGTCGGCCTCGATCCGTGCCTGCGTAGCGGCCTCGAGTTGGGCGGTGGCTTGGGTCGATTGCTTGGCGCGTTTGGATGAGCCCCACAGCTTGGGACCGAACCACGCGATCCCACCGCCGGTCACAAGGCCGATGACGATCAGCAGAGCGAGGGAGATTTCGGCGCGGGTGGATTTCATGCGGGGGCGTAGATTAAATTTGTTGGGGCGAAGGGCCTTCCGGCGTTTTCGCCGGCGGTATTGACCGTGAGCACGCCGGCTGCACTCGTGGCGTTGCCCTCGGTGTTAGTTGCTCGGCAGGTGTAGCTGCCCGAGTCTCCGGTCACCGTGACGATCGTGTAGCTGGCCGATGTCGCACCGCTGATATTGTTGCCGTTTTTGCGCCATTGATAAGTGGGCGTCGGGTTGCCGGTCGCGGTTGCCGTGAACGTCGTGCTCGCGCCTGCTGTTACCGTGCGCGATGTGGGATCGAGGGTGAACGCCGGAGCGGCGGGAGCCCGCAGTGGATGCGGGTACTCGTATTTCAAGTAACCCGACTTAGCCCCATTGATCCAATCGCGGCCAACTTGGAAATAGTCTCCGACTGAATCCGGCGTGCCCTGGTTGTATCCTGATGCTTCGATGCTTGGAGCTGTGAAGCTAGCACCACCGCTATTTCCCCATTGATACCAAGGGCACAGGTCACCGAGGTAAATGCCATTGCTGTCGAGACCGGTGACTAGGTTTACCGATCCCGCCGCGTAGGTCACGTCGTGGTCGAGTAGACCCGTGTTTGCGTGACCCATGCCGATCTGACGCGGGCACGGATACTGCGCACCGGCGACACCTTGGCCCCATAGCCCGAAGGGTCCGGCGTTGCGGTCTAACATCTGCACCTGAAGTTTGAACTCCGGCTTGTCTCCCCATTTTCCGGAGTTGATTGCAGCGATTACGTTGTCAGCAAATATCCCGGTTCCGCCACGAGACTCAAAAAACGTTTGCTGATTCAGCGTGTCGTCACCAAGGGACTCAAATATGCCGAGGTTGTTGTAATACTCGACATGCTGTGCCCCGTGGTAGCTGGTATCTGGACCGTGAGACGAGCAACTCGCGTGGTCGATCACGCAATGGCGAAACACACCACGTGCATTGTCGTCCCAATCTGTGCAACTAATTCCAGAGAAATATGAAGACTCTACGTAGGTGTTTTTCGTTCCGGACGTATCATCAGCACCCATCGAATTTACTTCGTTCCAGCCCTTATCATCGGGACTGAACGACTTGACTCGGATAGTGCCGAGCGCCTGACCGGCCGCAAAATTAAAACCTAAATCCCCGAAGATATTCCAGAGGAGATGGCCGTTAGATTTGAATGTAACCAACCCACCGTAGGTGACGGTGTATCGCACATCATGGATCAAGACTGGCTTACCGCCTGTTACGGGCTCTACGATTATTAGATGCGCCGAGACACCATTATTCTGCACCAAACGCACCCCGCTCAGCGTGGTGCTGCGTGTCGTTCCGGGCGTGATGTTAAGCAGTTCAGCGTTTCCGGATGCATTGGTGTTGGTGATGGTGGTCAGCGCGGGAGCGACAAACACCCACTGGGTGAACGTGCCGCTTCCGCCCGTCGAAGTCGCGTTGAGCACAAGGACTGTGCCGTCCCATGATGTGACGGTGCCGTCCATGTATTTAGTCCCATTAGCCTTGTATGTAGCTCGAATCGTTTCACCTACGGTGAACCCGGACGTGACAATGGAGCCTGCTAAAATCGTGAATGTCTTAGTGCCCGTGCCGATAAGGACGCTGGTGCTGCTTGAGCCTTCCGCGCGTCCGCCGCCCGCGCCTTCAATGTCGATTTGCTTCGTGATTGCGACGACAGATGGCCATATGAACGCGCCTGCGGGAAACGTGATCTTGTCTCCGTCGCTAGCAAGCGCGTGCTTCGCTACGAAGTCTGCCGGGGAGCCGTCTGATGCGTACGTGGCCATTATGGGCAGTCTCCGCCGAAAAAGCCGTATACTTCTCTTCCATTACCTCCACCGCTAGCGCCCGCAAATCCGATGTAAAGCCCGGTGTCAATTGGAGAAGCCGGATCGTTGGTGAAGGTAATATCCGGTGTCACGTCGCCATCCCAATTCGACGGCGAGACGGGCAGACCCGTGGGATTCTTCCAAACGCGCACGATGGTGCCGTTTCCGGTCCCGGTGATCGTGACTCCGAAAGTGTCATTGTTCGCAATCCCACCCGGCATAGCTGTATCAGTCCCTTCCCAACTAAAATTCCCCGACGAGCCTGGAATTATTACTTGGTACCCTCCCGTCCCCGACGAGCCTGCTCGAAACCTCACCCCCATATTTCCGCCATTGGCGTCGATTGTTTGAAATTTGGCGTACTGGTTGATCGACGTGCAAGGTGTATTATGGTGAATAAAATCCGTCGCCCAACCGGTGGTGTCTTGCTTAAGTTTTGCGGCGGCAATTGACCAGCTCCCGGCATCCGTCGTCCAGTTGCTAAGCGTGCCCGAAAAGTCATCGCTGAAGGCTGCGAGGCCGCCGGACGTCGTCGTCGTCGCCGTATTACTCGGAGCCGTCTCCGAATCCGGTTGCGACACCGCCGCGTTGCTATTGTACGCAACCACCCGGAAATCGTAGGCGGTCGCCGCGATGAGCCCCGTCACGCCCAAGGTTGCCACCCCGGCCGCCACCGTCCCCGCAGCTGTCCACGTGCCCGCCGCGGCCGGCGAGCGGTAGACGCGGTAGCCGGTGATCGGCTCGACCCCTGGCAGAGTCCAGCCGACGTTTGCCGTCGTCGCCCCGGTCGCTGTCGCCGTGCACAGGGTCGGCGCGGCCGGCGGGGCGGTGTAAAGGATGATCGGGCCCAGCGCCAAGGACTCCCCAAGCCCATTGAATGCGGCGACCTCCACGTCGTACTGCGTGTTAAACAAGAGCCCACCTATCGTATAATTTTGCAGATTTTTCCCGATGTCCACGGCAATGATGGTTCCGCCCGCGGTCGGATCCCATCGTATGCGGTATCCGTCCTCGATCGCGGAGTTATCCGTCCAGGTGATGGGCAGCGATGTGCGAATCGGCGTAGCCGGCGGAATACCGCCAGCAAACTCACGCACTCGGATCGATAACTGAAGGCCGAGGATCATAGGATTGGTCAGGACAGCAAACGACGCCAGAGGCTTTTCTTTTGCAGTTTTGGTTTCACTGTTCCGTTTTCTAAATACCACCCGACCCGCTCCGTCCCGGGTGGAATCGTTTCGTCGACCGGCCACACGCGGGAGGGGTCGACGCCCGCCGGCAGGACCGCGGGCCCCGCGAACTGCACGAAGTCAGAGCCGGCCGCCAGAGCAGTGAGGGCCGCGTCGGTCGTGACCTTCGTCGCCAGCTCCGCATTTAGCGCCGCGAAGTTGTCGTTGAGCTTCGTGCGCGCCGTCACCGCGTACTCGTTGTCAATTGTCGCTAGGGTGGCCATTTCTAGAAGTTATCGAAGGTCCGCGGAATTTCGTCGAAGAGCTCCGGGATACTGTCCCACAGGTGTGGGCCCGCCTTGCGCGTCCTTACGCACAGACAGAGATGGAGCCCGAGGATCGGCATTTTGATTACGTCCGGTTGTAGGCCAAGACCGAGCCCGTCGCTAACGTGATCGCAGAGAAGCGCCCGTGCAGCGTGGTGCCGGCGGCTAGGGTGATCGTGTTGAGGCTTGGCCCTGCAATATTCGGACTCACGAGCACGGTGAAGGTGCAAGCGGTGATCGCTTGGATACAGTTCCAGTCACCGTCGTTTGCCGCGGTCCCCGTGATGTAGAGCCCGCCACCGCTGCCCGTCATCATCGCCTCGAGCTTATCGTCTTGGGCGCTCATTATAGATAGCCCTCCTTTCTGTCTGCGTCCGCACCGAGTTCGCGCATGTCGTCGTCGTCGGGCTCTTTCTCGGCGGCCTCCTCGGGCAGCGGGACGCCGTTGGCGGTGTCCGCGTGCAAATAGATCTTGTCGCCCACGACCCGGGTCACGGTGCCGGCGGTTTCGAAGCTGACCTTGTCGCCCATCTCAGGCACGGGGCCCTCGGCGGCGAGCGATTCTTTGGATACGCAGAGTTCTTTCATAAAAGTAAAAGTAAAGTTGGGAAAATGCGGCCGGAGGAAAACCAAATAACCCCCGGCCGCACCTTATCCCCATAAACTGTCGGTAATGCCTAATTAACCGACAAAGGCAGAGCGTGAGCGCAGCGTGATGCCGAACGTCCGGTTCAGCACCAAGGAGGTCCAGTAACTTTTCCAGGCTGCGATGATGTACTGATTCAGCGGATCGGACTTGTCCGCTTTGTCGTTGATAACGACCGAGGGTTTCCACGGCGAGGCCGTGCCCGCGAGTTTTGGGACGCCGTACGATCCCTTGCCCGTGACAATCGTCGAATACACGAGCCCCAGCGTGTTGGTGCCACCTGCGTCGAACGCGGCGGCATAGGTCCCCTCGGTCTCATCCTCTTGGTGCGGGTTCGTTGCTTCGACACAACGAACTCCCCAGAGGGTGCCGATCTCGCCCTTGTAGAGCGCTTTCGAGTTCGAGTATTTTGCGGTGTCGAGGAAATCTCCATCGCGCATGATATCGAACGAGCATTGCGGGGGAATGATTGCCACGTAGTTGCCGTCGATCTTGGGTGCCCGGGCAATCTTTAGGGCGGTTGCCGCACGCAGCAGGTCGGAGCCGAGCAGCTTGGTCAGGGTCACCGATGCGGCGATCGTGGACGCGAACGACGCTTGGCCTTGCGCGTACATCTTGGTTAGTCCGGTCGTTGGGTGGATGCAGGCCGCGCGGGTGAGTTCGTCCGCGTGCAAGGCGCAATCGTCGCCCATCGTCTCGATGTTCTGCTTGAGCGCATCGAAAAGCCCCGTCATGGTAACGACGTCGGTCACCTTCGAGGCTTCGCCGTATTGGGCAAGGGTCGCTTCAACGGGCGTGTAGGTCACATCGCGAAAGGTCGAGATCGCGACACCTTCGGTCAGGGCAACCACATTCGAGGCCGCCGCGACTGCGGGCCGGAAAAAGGTGATGACTTTACTCCCCAAGTTCTTGGGGAGTTCCGCTTCCGAGGCGAATTCGTTGAGGCGCAATTCTTGAACCGCGCGTTCGAGGAGCTTCTTCGAAAAGTAAGCCCGGTAAGTATTTGAGAGGGTCGTTGAAGTTGTAACTGCCATGATGTTCTAAATCCTAGTTGCGACTAGGCTGCGTCCACTTCGGCCGCCTGGGAGGTCATGTATGCGAGTTGCTCGTTCTCCGTCATTTGTTCGAACGGTTTCTGCGAGCTGCCACGGGTTTCCGTGGTTCCTCCTCCGGGCGACGTAGCTTTGCGCAGCTGCGTCAATTCTTTTTCGTGTTCGGCGATACGCTTCCGCAATTCGGGCGCGGCTCTGGCCTCGAGTCTTAATTTTGCAGCCTGGACAGCCCCCACGATTCCGTTGTTCACGGTCGAGAAGTACGGGAACTCCTTCAAAACCGCGGCCGTCTCTTTGTAGAGATCGGAGTCGGGCTTGGACAAATCCGGGTTCTCGGTCGTGACGTTTGTCAGGTGCGTTTTCCACGTCCCCACGAACTGCTCCTGCGCCTGCTGTTGCGCGTCCTGGTGCTGCCGTTGGTCCGTGATTTGTTCTCCGCGTTGAGACTGGGCGGCGTTCTCGCGACGGTGCGCGAGTTCGTCGCGCACAATGCGCGCGTGTTTCTCGTCCCCGCTCGTCTCGTAGACTTCGGCCGCTTCGTGCAGCTGATCGTCGGAGTACTTGGCGAGTGGAGATTTCTGCTCGATGGCTGCAGCGGTCTGCTCGTGCTTGAGGCGCACCGGTTCGTGATTTCTCAGGCGCTGGAGCTCTTCACGCGCGCGGTTGATCTCCAGCCTTTCCTGCTGGAGCACCTGCCAATTTTTCCCGAGGCGTTCCTTGTCCTTCTGAAACCGAGAGTACTCGCTTTCCTGCTTGGGCTTCGCTGGGTCCGTGGCTGTCGTTGCGTCCGCTGGCTTCTTTTCGGTCGAGGCCGGGGCGGCGCCCGTTTGCTGTTGCGTATCTGTTTTGCCCTCGGTCGTTGAGGTTTCCGCTGCCGCTTCGGTGTCCTGGTTACCGGCGGGCTCTTGAATGTTCAGGACTTCGCCGCGATCGGACGCTTCTCCAAGGGCTCGGAGATCGGCCTCGATCTGGCTGTCGGTGTGTGTGGCTGTCTGGTCGTTGCTCATGATCTGTCAGGGTTAGGGCGCGTAACGTGCGCCGACGGAGTCCTCGCCCTGCCGATCTTCGTCTGCGATTTGCTCAGATACGGTCTGAGCGGCCGAAAGTGTGATGATGGCGGCGGCGCAGCTGCGGAAGCCCGAGGCATACCCGCATGCGTAGTCGCGGCCCTGCGGGTGCGCGTTGTTTACGGCCATGACCGCGGTGTCGTATTCGTGCCTTCGGAGCATCGCCATGACCCGGGAGCCGTTGGGCCCGCGCAGGAACAGGTTCAGCGTGTCGGCGTCCTCCGGTCCCCACGTATGGCCCTGCTCGATGGGTGGCACTGGCCACGGCATGCGCACCTGACGCGCCCACTCCCGGCGGAAGCGCAAAAGGAAAAACCACGCACGGAGCTCGGCAAAGAGGGTTTTCACGGGGCGTTTCATGCGGCAGCCTGTTGGGGCATGAGCTCGGGCTGCCCTTGCGGCGGCGGCGGAAGTTGTGGCTGTTGCCCGGCTTGCTGCATGGTCTGCTCCAGCTCTTGGACCTGCTGCATGAGCGGGGCGAAAAGCTGCTCGGCGGCCTTGCCGATCTGATTCGCGAGCGAGGCGTTTTTGGGGTGCAGCTGCTGGAGGTGCTTTTGCACGTGCTCCATGAGTTTTTTCGCAAACAAGGGCTCGATGGGTCTGCCCATCGTCATTTGCGCCTGGACGAAACCAAAGACGGTCTCGAGGTGCACCTGGTCGTCGTCGGCCGCGGTGACGCGAGCGGAAAAGCCGATCTGCAGGATCGCAATTTCGCCGGCCTGATCTTCGACCTGGCCTTCTTTCGCCATGCCGGGATCCTGCCAAAGCGTTTTAACCAGCCGGGGATCGTCCTCGTCCAGCGCGTGGCGCGTGAGTGCGGCCTGGTTGACACTTGGGTCGCCTCGGTACGCTTGCAGCCTTTGGAGGGCGCGGGCGGCCCGCGCGGCGCGGTTCCATCCGTCGGCGGTGCCGCTCGGTTGGATCCGGTAAGAGGCGGCGAGCGCTTCCTCGGGCACGGCCACCAGTTCGTTGTCGGCGTAGTAGCTTTCCAATTTCTCCCTGCCGAAGTGCTGGAGGAGTTGCCACGCGAAGCGGTACAGCTTGGCCAAGTCGCGGCGGAAGATCCACGCTCGTAGATCGGTACTCTGGCTCATCAAGTTTCCCATGGCGGAAACCTCGGTCGCAGTCTTGCGCTCTTTCGTATTGATGTTCTGCCCTATGCCGAAATCGGGCATGCCGATCTGATATTCCGCGGTCATCCGCGTTTGCGTCATTTCCTGATCGATGTCGAACGGGGTTTTCCCCATGTCGACTTTGCGCAGGTTGTTCGGGACCACCTGCCCGGGCGTGAGCCGGATATTTTGCAGGTTAAGCGCGGTCCCGTCGTGGGTGAAGATCGGCTTATTGAGAAACGTCATCGAGTCCGCCTTCTCGTTCCAGAGTCGGTTCAGGTAGGACTCGTGCGCGGCGATCCGCTCCATAATTCCCCGCGGCGCATGGTAGCCCTTGTCTTTGATTTCCATCTTGAAATGGAAAAACGGCAGGCGGTCGTAAGGCAGAGCCAGGTCGAAGGGCTTGCGCACCGGCACCTCGGGATTGCACGGGGCGAACGTGTATACCCTGATCCCCGTCTTCGACCGTTCGAACACTTCCCAAAGGACGATTTGATCGTCGCTGTCTCCGAACGTCATGCCCTCGCGGTTGTACTTTTCGTCCGTTTTGCCGGCGCTGTCGTTCTCCGCGACGCCCTTGCCTTTGATCCGGCGGATCGTCTCCTCCTCCTGGTCGTAGCGGTCATCGAGTTTGTACTCCTCGACGGACATCTGCATGACGTGGGTCGCGCGTGTCGCGTTCTCCAGATCCTTCGTGCCTTTCGGGACGACGAAAAAGATTGGGTCAATCGCGTCGAATTCGAGGCGACCCTTGGCGGCGTTCCACCAGACTTTCACCGGCGCTCCGCCCGACATTCCCATGTTGTCGATATTGGAGAGGATCTCCTCAAAAAAGTTGGTCTCTTCTTTGACGTGGAAGTCGAACGCGTTGGCGGCTCCGCGGGTGAGTTCGGCGTCCTGCTTACTTTCGGAGATGAAGGTCGCGATTGTCTCGTTGCCGAACACCTGCGCCCAGAAAAACGGCTTCAGTTTGTCGATCATGCCGTCGCCAAGGGGGTAATGCAGATCGGCCGCCCCGGCGAAGGGCTTGGACTTCCGGCGGATTCCCTCGTGGCGCATCTCGTACCAGACGCGTTGCTTGTCCTCCCACCCGGCTTTGCGGGCGGCGAGGTCTGCTGTGACCTTTTTGGCGATTTCGCGGCTCATCGGGTTGGGATCAGGTCGACGAAGACGGCGCTGCCGGCTTGGTACTTATCGAAGATCTCTTTGCGAACGTCGTTCAGGCTGATCGTACCGAGGGGCGTCGTGGGCCATACCTCGTCATTCTCGCAGCGCTCGCGGCGGCGCTCGCCGGTTGACGCCGTGAAATATTTGTTTTCGGCGGGAATGAGTTCGAGGGTGTAAATCAAGCGGCCGCCTTCGTGCTTGGTTTCCGAACGCCTGAGCACGTGGAATTTTGCACGGGTGAATGGCAGCGTAACCTCGATCGGGGTGCCGAAGGGTTCATGGTCGTCGGTTGAGAATCCGATAAACTTTGATTCGGTAACGCTCATAGGTTCAGCCACCGGCATTAAAGCCGGCGTGGATTGATTCCTCGCGCATCTCTTCGAGCTGCTCGAACAGAGCGAACGGGTTTTGTTTTGTGTAGTCCTGTGGCATAAACGACGCAGGCGACGACATGCAGCCGAGGACCGAGTCGGCGCGGTCCGGCGACCGCAGTCCGCGGCTCTTCATATCGGCTTTCGATTCGAGCTTGAGGCGACCGTCGGAGTATTTCTCCCACTGGCGGCCGGTGAGCTGCTCGACGAGGACCGAGTCCACGGGTAAAATGATGTCCTTGCGCTCGATCTTTTGGGCGCCCTCGTACCAGATTTCCGCCGAGCGGTTGAAATACGCGCGGGCCTCGGCCGCCTTTTCGTTCGCGTTCGCTCGGTTCACGTTCCAGCCGAGTTCGGCCAAACGGTCGAGGATCACTTTGCCAAGTCCGCCTTCGTCACCGGTGATCTCGTGCGCCTTCAACCCCAGCCGGCGAAACTCGATGATGAACTCGCCGCAAGCGCGCATCGTGTCTGGCTCGCGCCAGCACTTTTCGAGGGTGATCTTATTTCCGCGGCGAAGGGCGATCACGTTTTCGTCGCCGCCGGCGGCGAAGTCGAGCCACGCGTGGTTTTCCCCGGTCTTCTGCGCGGGTGGGTTGCGCAGACATCCGTTGACTTTCGAGAGTGAACAGACGGTGCCGTCGCCGTCTTCTCCGGAGAATTCCGCGTAGATCGAGGAGCGGACGAACGGGTGGTCGTTGCCGTACCGGACAATGATTTCCGCGATGACGCTTTTTAGGATATGCGGGCAATCGTCGACCGTGATCGAGCGGGTGCGGTACAGTGACTTCTGCTCGGTCTGCGACTTGTAGAACGTTCCCAGCGCTTTGCCGGGGGAACTCATCAGCCAAAGCCACGTCGGGCGGCAGCGGTCGATCGCTTCAAAAATAACTTCGGGAATCGATTTCGCCTCGTCGCAAATGATCAGGAGCGGCGTTTCGGCGTGGCCGCCCGGGCCGACGTGGAAACCCTCGAACAAGCCGGGATCGTCGGTCGAGAACCCGACACAACGGGAACCGTTCGGGGAAGTGATCGATGTGTCGTTAAACACCCAGCCTTTAAAAATGTGACTGAACCGTTTCAGGTTCGGGAAGAGCTGCTCCTTCACTTGGCGCCAGGATCCCGAGGTCACGACGACTTGCGCCCCGGGGAAGACCGTCATCACCCAGAGGATCGCGGGGGCCGCGAGGTAGGACGTCTTGCCCGCTTCGTTGCAGCACACCGTCGAGAGCTTGATTCCCTGCGTCTCGAGGGCGTTTAACTCCTCGATTTGCCATGGGTACAGCTTCAGCCCGAGGATCCCTTGGGCGAAGCCGGCCGGCGTGGCCAGAATGTTTGCCTCGGTGATGTCAGTTCGCATGCGCGAGGCGATTCTCCAAGGGCTTCACGATCGTGCGGCGCTGGGCCACCAGATCGCTTTGGAGCTTCGGGGTGATCAGGACGTGGTTCACGTCGACCGATCCGGACATTTCCACTTTCAGGCTGAGTTTTCCGTGGATCGAGGCGAGGAGGGTCGAGGTCTTCGCCCACTCGGCAAAGGCCGCTTCGCGACGCTCGGGGCTGTCGCCTTGCTGCCAGTCGTTGAAGGCGCGGGCTTGGATCTGGACTGCTTGGTGGATCGTTCCGTCGATTGACGCACCGGACTTTGCCCAGGCTTGGTTCATCAAGGCCTGAACGTTACCCTTCCGCACCAGTTTCGAGGCGGCTTTGCGGATGTATTCTTCGGAGCCGGTTACACCGGCGGCGGTTGCGGCGGCCTTTTGACTGCAGCCTTCGAAAAGCGCTTGCACGAACTTGCGTTCCTTGGCCGGCAATAGGGCATACCCTTGCACGTGCTCGATGGAAAAGAGCTCGGGCTGCGCTGGCTGCGGTTGGGTCGCTGGCTGCGGTTGCACGTGACCATAACGTGAGGCGCGGGTGCTGTCGCCAATCCCTTTTCGGTACTTAGTTCCGGAACTTAGAGGAACTTAGAGGAACCATAGCCTCTTTTTCTTAGTCCGCTTTGTCCGCTTGCTCCGCTTGCCAAACCATCTTGGCATTGCGACGCAAGGTGCATGCCTCGGTGTTAGCTGGGGAGTCAATCCATCGCTTCAGTGAATCGATGCCAGCCGCCTTTAGCATCTCCTCCCAGCCTCGCTCGATTCTCTCCTTGTCACCCCGAGACCATCCAAGCACCGCGTGCGGTCTAAGATCCATCCACGTTTGCCGCGGGCCAAGATCAAACTCAGTGCCGCGCGCATGCATCCAAATCATTTCTTTGATCGTGAGGCTACATAGGCGCGCGGTTAGCAGGTCGATCCGAATGTCCATGGCGCGCGCCGGTTCCTCCACCCAACGGCCTCCACGGCGAACGGATTCTTCGGTTGTTGGGCTCATAGTATGAGAGCTTCGATTGCCTTACTTGTCTTTCACCGCCTCGCGCAACCGAGCGACTTCAGCTTTAAGCGCAGTGATTTCGGCTTTAGCTTCGGCTTCCATCATGTCCCAGATTCGCTCAATTTCAGCCGCCCACTGCTGCACCTGGCGGCCGTGGCGGCCCAGCGTATCGGGCGGAAGGTACGTGATAAGCGAGGAACAACGATTCATCCATTTGTTGGATTCCTTCCGCTCTTCTGCGAGGGCCTCCGCCGCTTTGTTTGTGCTTGGTGTGATCATTTCTGTGTCGGTTTCCGAAAAAGCACGTCGCGTAGTGCGGCGGCAATGATCCATCCCGCCATCTCCGAGACATTATCGATGTCGGGGTGCTCACTCACGAGCGCCAGGAGCAGTTCTCGCTGCGCTGCCGTGAAAGTATCATCGGTCCACGCAAGTGCCGCGTGAATTTCCGTTTCCGTTGGTGTGCTCATTTCTGTGTCATTTTTCCGATTGCTCGTTCGCTTTTTTTCATCGCCTGGGCGATCCGGCGGACAACCCATCCGCCTTCTTGCCGCAGGGCTTTCACGATCTCGCGGCGGGCCGCGACGGTGGCCTGGTCGCGGCCTTGGCCTTGAACGGCGCGGAGCCCGATTTTGAGCTGACCGCAGAGGTCGGCGAGGATCTGGTCGTCGGTCATGGTTCGAACTTTATAACCTCGCATAGCTCCATTAATCGCCGAACGAGCGGCTCTCCTCGGATTTCATCCGCCCTTCCCGATCCCGCGAGTTGGTTGGCGGTCAGGTTCGTCGTCACGAGCATCGGCAAACCTGCACCCAGTCGCTGGTCCAGAAGGGCGAAAAAGTGCGAGCGCGCCCAATCCTGCCGACTGGTCATGACCGCCTCCTGCCCCAGGTCGTCGATGACGAGGATCGGCCGGACTGCGCAGGCTCGCACAAACCCCTGCGCATCGTCCCTCCCGTAGCTCACGTAACTTTGCAACACCGCAAACCAATCCGCCGCAGTCCATACGCCGACGTCGCGGGCTTCTTCGCACATCAAGCGTTTCAGGAGCGCCCACAGGCTACGCGATTTTCCCCTGCCGGTCCTCCCTGCGAGCAGTAGCCCGCGTTGACCCACCTCCCACGTTCGCACGCGGTCGATTTGCTTTCGATACGCAATCAGGTCCGGATGCGACCAGTTGGTTTCCTGCAAACCACTGGGACAACTTCGTCTCCACAGCTCCGTCCGGGCTTTTTTTAGTCGCTCGGCCGTGTCGGCTTCGGGGTCGATCATGCTTCGTTCGGGCACCACTGTCGCGTCGCCTTGCAGCCACGCTACGCAGAGGTTTGCCATCGGTTTTGTGGTTTCCATCGTGGTCAGAACGCGTTGGCGAAACGTCCGGCATTGCCGCCGCGGCCTTCGGTTGGTTTGTCGCAGCGGTTCAGCCAGTTAACGAACCGGCGCCGCGTGGGTTGCTTGTTCGTTTCACGGCACCATGCCGCCATTTTTGCGTGCTCGCGTCGCACATCGAGGCAGGTGAACGCGGGATCTGTCGTGAGGCCATTGAGCCAGTCCTCGTCAGACGTTGGCGCGGCCACCGCCGCGCTTGGACTGACAAGCGCGAGCAGAAGCCCGTCGTCTGACGGGCGTTTGTCCGACTTGGTCCCACCCGCCTCCGTCTCCGAATACGTCTCCGAATCCGAATCCGCCTCCGCCTCCGCCTCCGTGCGCGGATGTCCGTCATGTGTCTGACGTATGACCGCGGGATGCGGGCAAGTGATCACAGGTTGCGGGAACCTGCTGACCATTGCCCGTGTACGCTGCCGAAAGTTGAGAATCTCAAGGTATCGCCCTCCGTTTGCCTCAAAACAGCGAACCAAGCCGGCATTCTCGCACGCAGCGAGGCAACGGGACATGTCGGTGCTTCGAGTGTCTTCCCGGAGAGGGAATAGATTCGACTTTAGCAACTGTGGATGGGCGTGGTAGCGCCCAAAGTCATCCGCTCTCAGTAACAAGCGCAGGTAGAACACCTCGGACTTGGGATCGAGTTTATCGATCCGTTCCGATTCTAACCAACCTTCGCGTATGATCCGATTTGGCATCTGGTTTTTTATCTCTCTTTTGCTTCAAAGCGTTTTTGAGGCGCCAAAGTTGGGGTGGAGGCGCGCGCGATCAGCCGCTAGGCGTTCGCCCGCTCCTCTTCTTCCGCCACGGGGACCGGGTTGGCCCGGTCCACCTTGGCAAATTCAATTGCGGTCACCCGGAGGTACCGCGTGAAACCCGTTATGATGTCGTGTTTCTTGTACGGTCGGCCGCACATCCGGGCGGACACGATCACCGAGCGTCCGGGTGTGAGGAGCGGTTCGGCGTGCGCGATCAGGTCGCGGTCCTCGATCTCGCAGTGCCAGGGCGTGGGTGGGTCGCCGGCTTCGTCTGCGGGCATCATCAGGTCGAAGGCCAGCTTAGGGCGGCCGGTGCGGGTGTAGGCCATGCAGCCGGCTTTCTGGAGCCAGCCTGTCGCGAAGGTCGTGTTCATGAGGTCGGTGTTACGCTGCGAGCCGGGCGGCTTTCACGAGCCAATTGGCCATCTCTGCCGGTGTGTGCTCCCGCTCCGCTTTGCTCACTTCCGGGCGCGCGCGCGCTTTTTGCAGTTGCCGGGACTGCGCAATGACATGCGAAGCCTCGCCGATTTTCATCGGGACCGGCGGCAGGTCGGCCGGCGATACTCCACAAAAGTAAAACGTCGTCAGCTTCTCGGCTCTGTGACCGAACCACCATTGCGGGACCGTGTAAATGAAGCCGCCAAAACGGTCGCGTTCGCCGGGAGCTGGCATCCTGCCCCCTGGGATCGCTGGTGAGCTCCACAAGCGAGAGCCTGCTGGGTGCTCCAATACACCCCCCCAGCGCCGCACCTCTGTAACGGACCACAAAGCCAGGTCGCGCTCTTCCGCCGGCGCTGTTGAGAATTTCCGCAGGCTGCTCCAAAGCCGGCACGGTGGATGCGCGATGCACGGCGTCCCGCCTGGCCACGCGAGCGCGTTGCGCTCGGCGTCCCACGCGTCGACGCCTGGCATCGTCTTGTAAATGGAGTCTGCGCGCACGAAAAGAGCGGCGATTTGCTTCATTTTTGATCGCGCTTGGCGCTCGCCTCGACCGCTGCAACGAGCCGCTTTCTGTCGCGGTCCTCGGCTTCGATGCTTTTCGCGTCGAGCCAGAAAAAGAACACCGCCACCCCGGCCACTCCGGCAATGACCCCACCGAAAAAGATGAAAAAGTTTGCGATCATGAGTGCGCGCGCGCGGCCGCTCAGCGGCGCCAACCGTCCATTGAAAAAATTTCAGATTGATGGGCATGCACGGCGCGGGTTGGCGCCGGCTCCTCGGGTGTGCTTCGGGGTGGCGCTTGTACTGCAGCCACGGGCTTCGGTGCGGGTACGGCCGGGGTGGATTCCGCCGGGCCGTACTGCTCCCACGCTTCTTGCGCCTGGCGGATGGGATTGGCGTGCCACGATTGGCCGGATCCGCGAACGAACCGGTGCGTTTGTAACCAAATTAGAACGGCCTCGAGCGTCTCTACGCGGCGCGGGGCCGGGAGCTGGCTGAGTGTCCACGGGGAGATTTCGCCGTGTAGGAGGAGATCGTCATACACGGCGAGCTTTAGACCGGTGAGGCCACCGAGGACACTTTGCCAGGGAACAGTCACGGGGCTTAGCCTCCGACTCTGGAGAGGTCGACCGATCCCTGCAGGACAGGGAGCCCGGTGCCTGCTTCGATCTTTGCGCGGAGACCGGCGAACGCGAGTTCGACCACCTTGTGCGTGCGCTCGAGCTCGTAGCGCAGGCCAAGCCTGCCGGCCGGGCTGATTCGGTACTTCAACCGGGCGCGCACTTCGTAGCGGTCGGATCCACGGAAGGGGGACAAGCCGAGAGCGAACCGCTCTGGGATCGCCATTTTTCCGTCGGCTCCGGTCGTCGCGTCGATCTTCTCGACGTACGTCAGTTGTGTCTGGCCGTTTTGCAGTCGGATCCCGGACGAGAAACTCACCTGGCTTTTCGCCTCGAGGTAAAGCGATACCTGAATCATCTGCTCAGCGTTGGGGTAGCCGGCGCCGGCTGTCGAAGGAACGATGATGTCGGCGCTATTGTCTTCGAGGAATTCCGCGAATTCTTTCTGGGGCACGTCGCTCGCGTTCCACGCGAGCCATCGCTTCCACTCTGGCGAATTCACGAGCTCGTAGACGGCGTTGTGTTCGCCCCACCCTGCGTCATTGAGGCAACCGGTGTCACCGGAGGATTGCGCGGCGGCCTTCTCGGCGTCTTCGTACTGCGTTTCCGGGCGGTGGTAGTCGAAGATCGCGCGGAAGCTGCCGCCGATTTCGGTGGCGATTCCCAAGATGATCGTGCGAACGGTCGCGTGAGCTTTCACGTAAGCGCAAAAACTCTCGGGGTCCGTGAGGCACACGACCGCCCGCTTGCGCCGGGGGAATGCGTCGAAGCGCTCGAGCGATTCAATCCTCTGGTTTTTAGGCCAGATGAGGAGCGTCGTGTTTTCGTGATCCCGGGTGATCGGGGCCTCGTTGGAGCTGCGTTGCACGATGTCGGCAACGGCGGCGGCTTCGGTGGTGGCGGGGGATGTGGTGGGGGATGTGGTGGGCATGAGTGTTTGGTTGCGGGTGTAGTGGATGTAGCCGGTACGATCGGCTTCGCGGGCTAAATGCCGGAGGACTCGCTCGGTCTCGGCGTCTGTGGGGTGTTCGTTATCGGGCATGGCTTATGCGGAAACGGAGATCGGTTTAGTGAGCGGTTCGTCGGGCACTGCCACGAGCCCCGGGAGGTCCGGGCCGTCGGGGTTATTGCGCAGCAGGGCGCCGTGCTCGTTTGTGTAGAAGAAGCTCTCGCCAATGTCTTCTTGGGGAATCTTCGTTTTCACGTCGTCGACGATGCGCATGCCGCGCTTGGCGTTGCGTTTGATCTTGAGGGTGTAGGTGAGGGTGCCGGGTTTGCCGGTCGCGCGGACGGCTTTAACGACTTCGGCGAGCTCGCGGTCGAGCTCGTGCAGTGAGACGCCGCCGGTTTTACCCTGCAGCATCGCGATGAAATTGCCCGCGGGGGAAACGGCGGGCGCGTCTTTAAGGAGTGGAATGGGCATGTTCTGAGAATGGAACGTTGAGGGAAAGGCCGGACGTGGATCCGAGCACCTGGAGCGCTGCGGCCTCGGCGCGTGTGCGAATGGGTTTTGGCTTCCGCTCTTCGCGGGCGATCGCTTGCTCCGGGGTCGCCCAACGGCCGCACCATTCGCCACAGCCGACACGCGGCCACCGGTAATTGATGATAGGCGGCTCGGCGCGGCATTCGCCGGTCAGTGCGGCGACCGAGTTCGGGCCTGCGCCTGGAGCTGCTGCGAGGTAGTAGGCGCACGAGGCGCAGGTCTTGGCGGTGAAAGTGGAAAGGGCCATAAAGTGAAGAGCGCCGGCCGATCAGGCGGGCCGGTCCCGGGCGAGGCGCTGCAGTAGGGCGTCGGTGAATTGGAGCGCGGTTTCGGCCATCAACTCGATTGCGAGCGCGTACACGTCGTCACCCAAAGGCGGCGGACCGGCTTGGTTCTTTGCCATGATCCGGTTGTGCGCGGAGTGCATGTGCGAGTGGTACACGGACGGATTGGAGATGAGTGCGCAAAGTTGCTGAGCGGCGACCGCGTCGCGCTTGGTCATCTGCGTGGCGAGGCCGCCGGTGCGCACGGTCTCCGTCACTTCGCGGCCTCCTCGTCGATCAGGGCGCGGAGTTCGGAGTGGAGGTTGACGAGGTCGATGGCGGCGGAGGGCTCGTCCAGGTACACGTACACTGTCTGGTCTATCCCTAGCGGGCCATTTGGCCGCCGCCCCTTGAAGTGCACGGCGAGCGAGCATGCCAGCGTCTCGAGCACTGGGTGTGCGAAAAGATGAACGTTGATCGCAGGTCCAGGGCCATGAGGCATACTGTGCTTGAGTGCCGTGTTCATGATCGCGAGGACCAGCTCTCGAACTGTGATGCTCACGTGTGCGCCTCCTCGAATGGCAGTACCGCCCGGCGCCGGGCGTGTGCGTCGATCAGGGTGCGCAGGTGGTGGTGCAGGTTGACGAGCTCGGCAACGGCGTCGGGTTCGTCGAGAAAAACAGGCATGAAGCGCACGACCCGGTCGGCTTTGTACCGCCCGGTTGGGTGCGCGCGGAGATCCAACCGGGAAACCAAGCCGTTGTACTCGCAGACGATTGCGGGGCCGGGCGACCCTATGCAGTTATGCGCCAGCGCTGTGTTCATGATCGCTGCGGTGAGGGACCGCGCAGCCGGAGTCATGACGCACCGCCTTCGAAATTCTTGGCCGTGGCCCCGGCGATAAATTGCAGGGCCTCGCACATGCCGGCGGGGCCGCGGGTGCAGGTGTTGATGACGACACCCATATCCAATTCAAGGATACGGGTGGTTTTCGTGTTACCGGCGTTATCTTTGATCGTTTGGAGCGATTTCCAAAGATCCTTGCGGCCGATGATCACGGCGGGGGCGGGAGCTGCGGGAGCGGGTTTCGCGAGCACCGGATTTACGGGCTCTTCGAGTTTCCGGTAGGACGAGCGCCGGAATGCGCTTTGATTTTTGTAGGCCATGGGAAAAGTGGGAAAAGTGAGGCGCGGGCTGCGGGGTCAGAGTTCGCCGCGGAGTGACATGCCGGCGACGCCGCGGAGCCCGTAGAGCCGGATCAGCCGGCAGATCCGGTTCGGGATGAACAGCGAGTGCGCTCCGTGGTCGACGGCCGGGAGCCGGTACTTGATCACGGCCCGGCGAAGCGTCTTGGGGTGCATTCCGATTTCATGAGCAAAGGCATGCGTCGAGGTCATGTTGCGCTGCATGTCCTGGGCGGACGGTGCGGGCGGCTCGTAGGCCGCACAGGCGGCGGTGGCGTCGGCGGTGGAGTCGAAGTGACGGACGGTAAGGCCGCCGTCGTCGCCGCGGACAAGGGCGGCGTGGGCGGGGGCGGTGGTTTCCCGGAGGCTGGCCGTGGGCTGGGGCTCCGTGCTTCCTTTGGAGAGTTCCCCCATAGAGGGGGGCAAAATCTTGGCCATGTGTTTGGGCGTTAAAGTTTATGAGAGACCGCTCAGCCTACGGCTTGCGGTCGGGGGCGGGCTGGGTCGCGAAGTTCACGACGCGCGGGGCTTCCGCTGCCTGCGCATCCTGCATCACCTTCCTGAGAATTCGGGCGGCGACGTAGCTAACGGAACGGTCCTCTTCTGCCGCGCGTTTGGTTAGCGCCGCGCGAACTTCGTTGGGGACGTACACCCCAAGGGTTCCTTTTTCAGATGTTGACGAATTCATAGACAAAACAAGGTCTTAAGACTTTTAAAAGTCTACGATGCTTTCGTCTTGTCAACAGGATTTCTCTTAGATTTCTTATACTTCTATGGGAAAGTCCAAGAGCTCCTCCACATTGGGGGTTCACCTCGAGAACGACGTCGTCGCCGAAATCATTCGGCGGGCGGCGTTGCTGAATTGGAGTAAAAGCCAGTACGCAGCGGAGGTGCTCGTGCGTTGGTACTATGCCGGGGCTCAGCCCGTTAATAGTCTCGAGACGGCTTTGCTGCTTCCCGTTGCTCGCGACAAAAGTCTCGGAGGCCTCAGTCCACTTACTTACGTAGGATCAATGCCTCGACCGCCCGGGGCCACACCCGGTGAGCAGATTAAATTCCCGCCGCTACATCAGCGGGCAGGCTCGGCGAAAGCGTCACGCGCCGGCAAAAGTACCGGTGGCGACGCCAAAAAAACGGCGTTATAAAGTTGTTTCCGCCTAGGGCGGATTTCTGGGTGTGAGGGGCCACTCGGGCGGGTGGTTCGTAAGACGTTGAAAGTTTCAACGCAAACTCTCGACAATGCGCACTTTTGCTTACAAGTAGCATCAGTATGAAACCCATCCTTCTCGCTGTTCATCCCGAACCGGATCTGCCGGCTACCTTGGCTTTAGTGATAATCGAATGTGAATCGGCAAATCGGCCTTTTTGTCAAACTGACCTGAAATGCTTGACTCATCCGTGTCCGGGGACGGGGGATCGAAGGAAACGGTCAAGGGTGTGGACCTCTGGACCCACGGTACGCCTCCCCGGACGGGGTCCGGGTTCACTTCGCGCGGTACAATGTATACGACGTCAAGTCCTATGATGGCATACGATGTTTCCGACCAAGTTACGACGGTGGCTGTGATAAAATACCTCGAAGAATAACGCCCGAGGGCTACCGCCCAAACGTGTCCACTTTTGTTCCACTGTTTCGGGCTTTACCCCTCAAAATCAGAGGCCTCCGAAGCCGCTGATTCGGGTTCGACTCCCGACGCTCGCACCAGATCGAAACCCCTAAAGCCCCACGTTTTAAGAAGGTTACGAAGTTTTCAGACAAAACCCGAATTAATTAGAATTGCGGACAAAACGGACAAAAGGGAGGGTCCCGAGTGTCCACTTTGTTCCACTATGCTCCCCAAACTTTACCGGACAAACCACGCCTCTGCCCCTTGGATGGTCGTTTACAGTGACCCGACAGCCCTTAATCGGCACGGGAAGCCCAAGCGGACGCGGTTTCAATTCGCCCGCCAGGCCGATGCCACGGCGAAACACAAGGAGCTCCTCGAGGCGACCCACCTGGGGGGCGTGATCGGCCTGTCCTTTGACGCCAGGGCGCGTTCGGAGTGGCAGGCTTCCCGGATGGCCTTGGACGTCGCCGGGCATGTTCACGTGTCTTTAATCGAGGTTGCCCGGGACTGGCTGCGGAACCACGTCGGTGCCGCCAATGCCGGCATGCCCCTCGATCGACTGCTCGCCGATTTCCTCCAGGCTAAAGAGCGGGAGAACACGGAGGCGCGGACTCGCCTCAATTTGAAACAAAGGATCGAGCGTTGGCTGATCGACGAAAAGCTCCTGTACCTCTCGGACATTCATGACCGGTCCGTCCTGGCACTGAAACAACGGCCGGGTGTGGGGCCTCAGACCCGGGTCAACGACATGGCGGCCGTCTCGAGCTTCTGCACGTACCTGGTCGACGATCGCAAGCTGCTCCCAACGCATCCCTTGAAGGGCATTTCGCGGCCGGTGATCGATCCCCGCACTCCGCGCACCCTTACGCCCGACCAGGCGAGGGCATTCCTCGAGGCTGCGCGTGAGCTCGGCGAGGGTCGTATGCTCCGGTACGTGATTTTGTGTTTATTCGCCGGGCTCCGTCCAAGTGAAGGCGCCGCTGTGCTTCCGGAAAACGTTGTCATTGAACGCGGCGGCGGGTTTGTCCGGGTCATGCGTGGCAAGCGCCGGGGCCACCGCCGCCAGGTGCCGCTCTCGGTCGGGTTTCGTGCCTGGTGGAAAGTGGCGCCACAATCCCCCGCCCCGCTTCAGGACGCGAACCGCGACCGCAATTTATTCGACCGGATCCGGGAGCAAGCCGGGCTGATCCCGCTGCGCTACTCGAAGGAACGCGGGCGGCTATGGCAGCAGGACATTTGCCGGCACACGTGGATTTCGATGAGGCTGGCGGAAACCCAGGATGAGGCGGCCGTCGCCCTCGAGGCGGGCACCTCGAAGGAAATGATTCACAAGCATTACCTCCAGTGGCTCACGCCCAAGCAGGCGCAGACCATTGGAGCCCTGCGGCCGCGGGTCATCGCTTCAGGCTCCTCGCCAGATCCCGTTTGATTTGCAGGTCAATCGATTCGTCGGTCCGGCCTGATTGGCGCTCGATCACTCCCTGCAGGCGGTCAAGGCGCGGATTCTGGCGGAAGAGCTCGATCCCCCGCGGCCCCCCTTTGTCGGACGGAAACAGGAGTTTCTCGGAGCCTCGAGCTCCGGACATTTTTCCGTAGTACGTGTACGCGCGCTCGAGCTGCACCCGGTCCGGGCCGTCCAGGCTGTCGACGAAGGCCTGCCGCATGCCGTTCTTTTTACTGAGGCTCGAAAGCGGGTCCTGACTGCGGAGCGATGCGGCGAATTTCTCGGCCGTGTATCCGTAATCCAATAGCCGGAGGTAAAAGCGTGAGGCCTCCCCGACGTCGCCTGTGAAGATCGCCGCGCGGAAATTGCGTAGCACCTGGAGGTGCTTGGCGTTTGAGCTGTTCTCGCCGGCCGGTTCTCCGGTCCATTTTTCCTTAAACTCGTCGGCCTTTTCCTTGATCCCGTAGAAAGCCCACTGCTCGGGATCGCGCTGCCGGATCTGGAGGACAAGCTGCTTCGCCCACGTCCCGAGGTCCTTTTGCGCGGCGTAGTCCTTGTTGACGATCCGCTCGATCATGTCGGCCGTGAAATCGTCCAAGGCCTGGCCGAGGATATTTCGCCGCAGATCGTAGGTCGGGATCGTGCGAGCGTTAAGCACGTCCGGGAACGTCGCTTTCTTGAATGCGGCCGCGACCCCGATTTTTGCGATCGGTCCGGCGCTCCCGAGCGTGTTGTTTGCGAGATCCGGAAGAAGCTGGGTCCGCCAGCCGTCGAACGCGGTGAGAAAGTCCGTGCGTCCGCTCATCCATGCCAGGGCGTGCTGCATCAACGCGGGACCGGAGAACCACTTCATGACATCGGCCAGGGCGGTGTTGCCGTAAATAACGTTTACTTTGCCGTTCTCGTCCTCGCCTAGAATAAGATGAGCGCGGCGCCGGTCCTCCGCCGACAGCTTGTCCTCGAGCTCCTCGCGCCCACCGGTGTTGTTCCAAATCGTCATCGCGGCGTAGGGCAACGCGAGACGGAGCACCATACCGCCGGCCGCCCGGGCCCCCACTCCAACGGCCAGACTTGCGACCGCTCGTGCGCCTTTACCCACGGCGGCCCCGCGGGTCATTTCCCCATCGGTGACCATGTCGCGCAGGTTCCGAAAAAGGTTCGCGTGATATTTGAAGTTTACCTCCATCCAGGAGTAAAACGGGATCAGTTTGTCACGGAGGTATTCCCCGGTGACGGACAAATCTCCATAGTCGCCGAACGTGGCTTTCGAGATCTGGGCTGCCTGCCGTTGGGCCCGGTCGTTGGCACCTGGCGCACTGTCGCCGATGGCCTCTATGTCCCTCCAGTAAGCTCCAGCATAGTCCGGACGCGCGTTGTTCCGGATGGCATCGAGGTTCGCCAGATAGTTTGCATACCGGGTGATGCCCTCGCGCAAAGCGGAGAGTTCCACGCTCGAGAGGTCTCCGATCCCGAGGAGGTTGGTAAAGGGCTGATACCCGAGCGAGCTCGCGCGTTTGCGCACATTGCGCGCCACCTTTTCGCCGAACGTCTCGAATTTCTCAAACGAGCGGAGGCGCTGCAGTTGGTTCATTTCCTGCGCGGTGATCGCATTGATCACTCCGTCCTTAAGTGCCGACCGCAGATCGTCGTTCGGCGCTTCGCCCTGGAAAAAGGCGCGCATTTCCTTCGCCGATTGCCCGAGGTATTTGAACGTGCGCGGGCTGGCGCTGAAGATTTTCTCCAGATCCGCGACGACGTTGCCATATTCGTACCGGATATGATTTTGTGGCATGAACAGTTTCCACCGTTTCCACATGCTATTGACGCCCTTAAGCGCGGCCTCGATCGGCTTGTCCTCTTGGTGCTGCCGGTCGGCAATCCCTCGGAGCGCTTCCGCTACTCGAGCCGGTACGACCCACGTTTCCCGCTGCCCCTGAATCAACGTCTCTTTTAAATCGTCGGGCTGCAGGGTGATCCCACGCAAGCCGAGTTCCTTTAGCTGCGCGTGGAGGTCTGCACTCGTGAGGATAACACCCAATCGGCGCGCAAGTTTGTCGCGGTCAACCATCACGGTGGGGAACGCGTCGCGCGAGTCGGTGCCGTAGAGAACATACCCCTGCGGCTCGTAAACCTCATGAAAGGCCTGCTCCCACGATACCGCGGACCCGCGCTCTTTCGCCATTTTCTTGGCCGTGGCGTCGACCTCGGAGCGGATGTCGTACGGTCGCACGTGATCGCGCACCGCATCGGCCTTTAGGTTGTGCGCCCCCAGCTGTACCAGGTGATAGTAAAGCGCGCGGACGTAGTCGGTCTCGATCGGTTTACTCGATCCCACCGGGTCGACCAAGTAG